TAAAGAAGTAAAAACTTTGTATGGTAACTTGATTAGTGTTCAAGGTGTATATGTAAAAAGAGCTTATACAAGAAAAGCTAATCTTAAACTTACTTACAAAGATGATTATATGATTGTGCCTCTAAGCCAATTACATAAGCCTATAAAAACAACCATGATACCTGATAAGTTTATTAGAGATAAAATGAATAAACTTTATTATTATCAATGGAAACCTGTAGATAAAAGACAAGGGAGTTTAATATGAGAGAAATGCAAGTACACAATGAAAATTATGTAACAGTAACATTTAAGGATAGAGTTTATTTAATAAATAATGAAGATAAAAAAGTTTATCAATTTGGCCCTTTTAAAAAAATGTCAAAAAAAGTTTGTGAATTATATGATAAACTTGACAGCGAAGAATTTAAGGAGAAAAAAAATGATTGATTTAAAAGTATTTGAAAAGTTTGAAACAGAAAACCACCTACTTCCTTTTTCAGCTAGTAGGTTAAAATCTTACAAGAATAACAAAGCTAAGTTCTTTCTTGATTATGTATTGGGTTATCCAAGAGTATCTAATTCAAGAATGGAACGAGGAAAAGCTGTAGAGTTTGGTATAGACCAATATATTTACAAAGGTCTAAAAATGCAAGAATGTGTTGAGATTGCACAAAATTTTTATAAATCAGCAACAACTTTTATAGATGAAGAGGAAGATAAGAATAAGCAATATTGGTTGATTGACTCAATGATTGAGCAAATTTATTTTAAGTTTAGTGATTATCATAAACAGAGTCTTGAAATTGATAGAGAATTTGTAGGAACTCAAGTAAAAATTGAAACACAATTATTAGGAGTCCCTGTAATCGGTTTTTTAGATTATGTGTGGGAAAACAACGATACTGTTTTTATTATTGATTTAAAAACAAAAGATAAATTTATGCTTACTAATGATGACAAACTTCAAATGGCTATCTACAAAAAAGCATATCAAGAAAAAACAAACAAGAATATTGATTGTAGTTTTTTGTTAGCTACAGGTAAAGAGCCTAGAAGAAAAGACCAGAAAGTGTGTGAGTTTGTTCCTTTTATACCTGATTATGATTACATAGGAGAAGCAGAAACACATTTAAAAAGCCTAGAACATACACTTAAACTTGCGAATAGTATTGATGATCTAAAAGTTTTATTTGCACCAAAACTTGATGATTATGAATGGAAAGACCAAGATGCTAAAAAAAATAGACAAGAAGTATGGGGAATATAAAGACGAAGTGGATAAACTAGCTAGGAGATACATTAATATTTGTTTAGAAACACAAAATACATGGATTGGCTATCAAGAAGATTGTATTAGACTAGCAGAAAAAGAAATTGGAGAAAAATATGGCACAAAAAATATGGAAGATGGGAATAAGTCCTGATAATTTTATAGCAGATACAGTAAACCTAACAAATGAAGAATTAGGTTTATATTTTAGATTACTTTGTTATGCTTGGAAGAATGAGGCAACATTACCTAATGATATGGATAGGCTCAAAAGAGTTTGTCAAAATGCTGATGATAAGATGATTAATTATATTTTAGCACAATATTTTAGAGAAGAGGGTAAAACTTATTACTCTAAAGCACAAAAAGAAGAATATGAATGGGTGCAAGAAAAGTCAGTAAAAGCAAGAGAGTCAGCTAACAAAAGGTATGCGAACGCACAGCGAACGCAAAGCAGTAATAGTTATAGTAATAGTCATAATCATAACATAGATATATTTAATAATATATGGTCAAGGCTAAAGCATCAAACAGGTATAAAACAACAAGCATTTAAGGTTTTTGATAAACTACAAGATATGCCTGAACCTGATGTGTTGGTAGATAAATGGAATAATTATTGTAGTTCCATAGATGATAAGAAGTTTATCCAACATTTTAGAACTTGGTTAAATAATAAAGGTTGGGAGAACGAGCCTCAAAAATTAGAGATAAAAGATGATTTTGGTTTTAAAAAAAGAGACCCATTTATTAATTTATCCTCTTGGCAAAAGGGTTTTAGAAGCATAAGTGATACAGATCAAGATATAATAGAAGCATATAGACAAGGAAAAGTATCAAAAGAGGCTATGGATAAGATGAGTATTAGTGTAAAATAATATGATGGACGAAGAACTGAAAAAATTATTTATGACTATCCCTGATAGCTATGGGAAGTTTTCAGCTATTATTCAGGTATCAGGATTTGATACAGAGGAAGAAGCACATCAATATTTATATCAGTATCACGAAGTCCAAAAAGAAGAAGTATTAAGAGAGGGTATTACAATTCACTAATGGCAAGACCGAAAAAGTACGACATAGACACAGAGGAAGTACAAAAACTAGCTAAATACGGAATGACAAATGTAGAGATAGCAGACTTCTTTGGGTGTGATGAAAGCCTGATTAGAAAGAGTTATTCCGAATATCTCACAAAAGGGAGAGCAGAGATGAAACTAAGGCTTAGACAGTTACAATGGAAGAGTGCTGAAAAGCTAAATGCAGTTATGCTTATATGGTTGGGTAAACAAATGTTGGGTCAATCTGATATACCGATTGGAGAAGATAGTCAGCCTTTAGAATGGTCTATTGATTAGTGCCTCTTAGTGAACCACAAAGAAAAGTAATATTATCAGATAAAAGATTTAGAGTATTATTATCAGGTCGTAGATTTGGTAAAACATTTGTAGCCTTAAATGAATTAGCTAAGTTTGGTCAATACTCAAACAAAAAGATATTCTACATAAGTCCCAGCTATAGACAAAGCAAAGAGATAATGTGGAAACCATTAAAAGAAAAGATGCTTGAACATAGATGGGTTGCTAAGATAAATGAAACACAATTAACTTTGTATTTAAGAAATGGAACACAAATAAGTTTGAAATCTGGAGAAAATTTTGAGTCCATGCGTGGCTCAGGACTTTCTTTTGTTTGTTTTGACGAAAGCCAAGACATAAAGCCTGAGGCTTGGTATGAAGTTATAAGACCTACACTTTCAGATAAATATACTATGGGTTCAGCTTTATTTCTTGGGACACCTAAAGGCTATGGTAATTGGACTTATGATTTGTTTACAAAAAAAGACCCTGAGTGGGAAACATTTAAGTTTACTACTATTGAGGGTGGTCAAGTTACCCAAGAAGAAATAGATCAAGCAAAGAATGACTTAGATGAGAGAACATTTCAGCAAGAATATTTAGCTACATTTGTTAATTATGCTGGAGTTATTTATTATAACTTTGATAGAAACAAACACATTATAGACACATATGAACAAAAAGAATTACCTTTGCATATTGGAATGGATTTCAACTATAACCCTATGGCTTGTTGTATTGGTCAGATAAGAGATAATAATTTAATAATTTTTGATGAGATACAAATATACAACGCAAATACAAATGATATGATTGATGAAATAAAAGCAAGATATGGAGTACGAAACATTGTGATTTATCCTGACCCAGCCGCAAGACAAAGAAAGACAAGTGCTGGTGGTTCTACTGATTTATCATTACTTAGAAATGCTGGGTTCAATGTTAAGGTTAGACCAACGCACCCTCAAGTAAGAGATAGAATAAATGCAGTAAATTCTAAACTTAAAAATGCTAATGGAGTGTCAAGTCTTTTCATAACCAAATCTTGCAAAAATTTAATTAAAAGTTTAGAAAGACAAATATACAAAGAGGGAACTCATATACCTGATAAGGATAGTGGGTATGACCATATGGCTGATGCAATAGGCTATCTTATTGAATATGTTTTCCCTTTGCGTAGAGATTTTAAACCAAGTGAACCGACTAGGTGGAGTTAGATGGCGATATACAGTAGAGATTTCTTAACAGCTAGACATAGCGATTATGAGAAAAACTTTCATAGATGGAACTTCCATTACAGATCATATTTAGGTGGAGATGATTATGGTAATGGTTATTACCTAAACAGATATATCCTAGAGTCTGATGAGGAGTACATGAAAAGGGTTGGTTTTACCCCTTTAGATAATCATTGTAGAAATGTCGTACAAATTTATTCCAGCTTTTTATTTAGAGTTCATGCAACTAGAGACTATGGTTCACTAGCTGGAGACCCAGATTTAGAGTCATTCTTGAATGATGCAGATTTAGATGGGCGAAACTTCAACAATGTAATCAAAGAAATGCAGACTCAAGCATCTATCTATGGAACTTGTTGGGCGATTATGGATAAGCCAAGTGTTATTACTAACACTAGAGCCGAAGAACTATCTCAGGATATAAGACCATACATATCAATCTATACACCAGATAATGTTATGAATTGGGAATACTCAAGATACCCTAATGGTAAGTATTATCTTACATCTCTTACAATACTTGAAGATTTAACTGATGATAAAGCAATTATAAAAGTTTGGTCTTTAGATGATATTACAACTTATGAAGTAGATGATTATATGAAAGAATATACTTCTTCTAAGCCAAAACTTCTTGATGAACAACCGAACCCTTTAAATGAAATACCAGCGATTATTTTATACAATCAAAAGTCTCAAAGAAAAGCTATTGGTATATCTGATCTATCTGATGTTGCAGAATTACAACAGGCTATCTACAATGACTATTCAGAATGTGAACAGCTAATAAGATTAAGTAACCACCCAAGTCTAGTTAAAACCCCAAATGTAGAAGCTAGTGCTGGTGCTGGTTCAGTTATTGAGATGCCTGAAGATTTACAGGCTGATTTAAAACCTTACATTATACAACCCTCAGCACAATCTTTAGATGGTATTATGAACTCTATTTCAATGAAAGTAGATGCAATCAATAGAATTACACATATGGGTTCTGTTAGAGCAACAGAGAAAACTATTAACTCAGGTATTGCTTTACAAACAGAGTTTCAACTACTCAATGCTAGATTATCAGAGAAAGCAGATTTATTAGAAAATGCTGAAGAGCAGATATGGTCTTTCTTTGCTAA